CCGGTGCCCGAGTTGGTGACGGTGATCGCGGCGACGTTCGCGACGGGCCGCGGGAAGTTGACGCGGATCGTCCCGCTGCCGTCGAGCGTCCCGTCGACGATGCCGCCGATCGCGCGGCGGTAGGTCTGGTCGACCGCGACGTCGGGTGAGAGCTGGACCCAGTTCGCCCAGGTGCCGTTCTGGCAGCGGCGGCGGAAGATGAGCTCGCCCCAGAGCTCGGCGGCGTATTGGTGAATCTGCGCGGTGTCCCACGCCGCGACGCTGACGATCCAGTAGTCGTAGCCGCTGTTGCGCGGCGGCCGGTTCGCCGCGCCGGGCCCGATCGTGAACCAGCCGTTCACGTTCGCGGCGTTGAAGTCGCTTACCGAGTTGGCGCTGCCGAGCATCCTGAGCCGGTTGGGCAGCACGCCGTCGACGATGAAGCCGTCCGAATCAGTGAGTTGGATCCACGCCGTCCACGTGCCGCCGGTGCCGCCGGCCCAGCGGCGCCGCCACGATCGCAGCCCGGTCACTTCGTAGACGATTTGCACGCCGGTCGTCGTGTCGAGGTTCGAGACGTGGCAGACGCCCCAGACGAGGATCGGCGCGTTGGCCGTGTTGCCGGCGCCGCCCGGCGCGAGCACCTGGTACCAGCCGTCGAGCGTCGCCTGGTTGAGGTCGTTGCCGGGCGCCGCGCTCGAGCTGCCCCTCCCGGGGCCGGCGAGCCGCGCGGGCAGCGTCGTCTCGTCGAGCGGCCATGTCTGGATCCATGCCGACCAGCCGCCGGCGTAGCAGCCGCGCCTCCACGCGCGTGCGCCGTCGAAGCTGTAGGCGTCCTGCACGATCCAGTCGGGCGTGTGAGCGGCGACGGCGACGGCGACGGCGTCGCCGGCGGGCGGTCCGTTCGCGTCGTCCGGTCGGCCTGTCCACCAGCCCGACTCGTTCGCGAGGTTGTAGTTGCCGGCGATCTCGTTGACGCTTGACCCGGTCGCGAGTCTCGCCGGCAGCGCGGCGGTGCCAGCGCCGCCGACGGCGCCGATCGCGAGCAGGACCGTTTCGCCGGCCAGGCACCAGGCGGGCTCACCGACGGTCGGCGTGTAGCCGGCGATGCGCGGCACGACCGCGGTGCCGGCGCCGAAGTCGAGCTCGACGCTGTCGGCGTCCGGGATAGCGGTCACGGTCGCGAGCTCGAGCCGCACGGCGTCGGGCCGCGGCCTCGCGGCGGCGAGCGCCCGGAGCACGGTCGGTAGCTGCCGCGCCGGCGACCCGGGCCGCAGCACGCCGCCGTTGGAGCTCATGAGCTCACCAGCCTCGCGCCGGCGAGCTCGCGCCACGCCGCCGGGCCCTGCACGAGCCGGACGCGCGCCTCGCGGCGCGTGAGCGCCGCCGGCCGGTAGTGGCCGGTCGCGCCGACGTCCATCGCTCCGTCGGGCTCGAGCGGGAGCTGCAGGTTGTTGACGAGCAGCCGCTCCTCGCGGTCGTCCGGGTAGCGGGCGAGGATCACGTCGTCGGGCTCGAGCGCCGGGTTGGGGACGCCGCGTAGCGTGACCGCGCGGGCGAGCCCGAGCCGCAGGTTCAGCAGCGACGCCGCCATCGAGTCGGCTTGCTCCTGCGTGCCGACGCTGGTGGAGCTCACGATCAGCGCGACCTTCCCGAACGGGCCGCCCCAGCGTGTCGGCGAGCCTGGGTCGTCGTCGGTCGCGAGCGCGTAGACCGGCGGCGTCGTCGAGTCGAGCTGGCCGCGCACCGCGACGCCGTTTCGGACAGCGGAGCGGTCGAGGTTCTCGCTGACCTCCTCGAGCACGCCGTCGGGCCCGACGTCGATCGTCCAGGCGAGCGGCTCGGTGTCGATGTCGCGCACGGCCGGCTCGATCACGAAGTCGCCGGCGGCGTCGAACGTCGCGAGCGCGCCGACGCTCGAGGCGAGGTCGCCGATCGCCTGCGCGCGGTCCTGGTCGTAGACCGTGTTGCCGGTGAGCGCCGGCTCGCCGGCCGGGTCGGTGCGGACGAGGTAGTCGATCGCGTCGCCGAAGACGTCGTGCACGGCCTGGACGGCGGCGTCGGACGGCTTGAGCCCGGCCGGCGCCCAGGGGAACGGGAACGGCTCGTCCTGGACTTGCGCCATGCGGTCGCCGAGCTCGAGCGTGACCTCGCCGGTCGGCGCCGACCAGGAGACCGTCGCGACCCGCAGCATTCCGACGGTCGGCCGCTCGAGCGTGCCGTCGGGGAACCGGATGCCGCGCTCGAGCCGGACGTAGCCGCCGAACGGGAGCTCGCGGATGTAGTCGGTGTTCGCGTCGATGTCGCCGGCGACGACGAGCGTGCCCTGCCGGCGCACCTTCGAGTCGCGGTCGAGCCGCAGCGAGCCGCCGACGACCGGCGCGTCGGCGGGCGCGGGCCCGGCCGGCGGGATGATCGTCGCGGCGGTCGTGACCACGTGCGACTGCCGTAGCGCGTCGAGGAACCGTTGCGAGACCGCGAGCATCAGACGTCGTCCGGTAGCCAGGGCAGCCCGCCGGGCGCGGCCGCGCCGCCGGCGGCTTCGTAGTAGGCGAGCTCCTGGTAGCTGAGGCCGGTGTTGAGCACGTCGCGGTAGGTCGCCCAGAGCTCGAGCAGGCGCCGGTAGGTCAGCGGCGGCGAGGGGACGAAGAGCGCCGGGTCGGGCCGTGCGACCTGGACGACGTCGACGGCGAAGCGGCGGTACCAGTGGCCGGCGATCCGGCTCGGGCGTTGCTCGCTCATGCCCTGCACGCCGAGGTAGAGGTTGCCGACGCCCTCGCTCGGTGGTGTGCGCAGCAGCACGGTGACGCCGGCGCCGAGGATCGCGCGGGCGCGGTCGCGGTCGCTCTTGTTCGCGGTCGTGAAGCTGAGCTGCGCGTTGGGCGTCCAGAGCGTCGAGGTGGTCAGCACCGGGTCGCGCCGCTCGAGCACGCGATGCACGCCGACCGGGCCGTCGTAGCGGAGCTCGGGCAGCGCCTCGACCGCGACCGGGAACGTGTTGGTCGGCCGCGCGAGGTCGACGAGCCAGTCGCGCGAGTCGTTGACGGTGATCGGCCCGGCCTGCGTCCACTCGTACGAGGGGTATGCCGTCGCGACGTAGACGAGCGCGACGCCGAGCGGCACCTCGTAGTCGTAGACGACGAGCTCGTCGAGCCCGGTGACGTCGCGGCCCTGCACGCCGCGGACATATGCCTCGTGCCCGGTCGCGGTCGCGGTGCGCTTGAGGTCGAGCGTCGTCGTGCCGGCGGGGATCCCGACGGTCAGCTTGACCGCGGCGAGCGGCGTGCTGATCTGCGCGGCGAGCGTGACGGCCATCAGGAGCGCACCCCTACGAGCCCGCCGAGCGCGATCCGCGCTGTCTCGTCGTCGGCGTAGCCGACTTCGGTGCGGACGATCCCGCGCAGCTCGGTGTCGCCGATGTAGACGCGGACGAGCACCGGCGGTGCTGCGCCGGCGTCGAGCTCGGGTGCGCCGCGTCGGGCGAGCTCGCGCCGCAGCGTCTGGAACGGCGCCACGGGTCCGGCGACGCCGGCGCCGCTCGGGGCGGGCGCGCCGAGCACGCCGGCCTCGGCGGCGCGCGCGCCTGGGCCGAAGTCGCCGCCGCCTCCGCCGCCGGCGCCCGTGTCGAAGCCGCCGCCGTCGCTCATCTTCAGGCCGGGCACGTGCTCCATCACGAAGCCGGCGCCCGGGATCTTCTTGAACTGCCGCAGCGCCCACTCGAGCGCGTCCTTGAGCGCGTCGAGGATCGCGCCGCCGAGCCCGCCGAGCCCGGCGACCAGGCCGTCGACGATCCGGTTGCCCGCTTCGACCGCGCGGTTGTAGATCGTGGCGAGCAGGTCCTTGCCGAACCGGATCGCGCCGCGCAGCTTGGCGCGCACGCTGTCGCCGACGCTCGCGAGCCCGCTCATGATCGCCGTGACGATCGAGGTGCCGATCGCGAGCGCGCGCCCTCCGATCGTCGCGAGCAGGTCGGCGCCGAACGTGATCGCGCCCAGGACGAGGCCTCGTACCTTGTCGCCGATCGCGTCGAGCGCGTCGAGCACGGCCTGCAGCATCCGGGTGCCGATCGCGGCCGCCCTGCCGGCGAGCGCGCCGAGCAGCTCCTCCCCGAAGGTGATGCCCTTGTTGATCGCGCCGCGCACCTTGTCGCCGATGTCGCCGAGCCAGTCGACCACCGCGTTCACGATCGCCCGTCCGATCGCGGCGGCCCGGTTCTCGATCGCGCCGAGCAGCTCGTCGCCGAACGTGATCGCCTTGTTGATCTGCCCGCGGACCTTGTCGCCGACCTCGGCGATCGGGTCGACGACGGCGCCGACGATCGCGCGGCCGATCGCAGCGGCGCGCGACTCGATCGCGCTCACGATCTCGTCGCCGAAGGTGAGCGCCTTGTTGATCGCTCCTCGAGCGGCGTCGCCGACCTTGTCGAGCGGCGCCATGATCCCATCGACGATCGCGTTGCCGATCGCGGCGGCGGCCTTGCGGATCGGCGTCGTGACGAGGTCGAGCACGTTGGCGAGCTGGTTGAGCTCGGCCTCGATCGCTTTGCCGACGCCCTCGACGACCTGCTTGGCGCCCTCCCAGGCGCCGCTCCAGTCGCCCTTCAGCAGCGAGGCGACGATCTTGATCGCGCCGCCGACGATCTGCATAGCCGCCTCGGCGGCGTCGGCGAAGTTCTTCAGCGTCGTCTGGGCGTAGGAGAACACGACCTTGAAGACCGGCATCAGCGAGTCGACGATCGAGCCGATGTCCTCGAGCGTCGGGCCGAGGTCGCGCTTGAGCCCGTCGACCAGCGGCGGCAGCTCCTTGGCGGCGTAGGCCATGCCCTGCCCGACCACGTTGAAGAACTTCTCGGCGAGCGGCGCGATCGCGACCAGCACCTTGTTCTTCAGCATCTGCCACTGCTCGGCGAAGTCGGCGGTGTCCTTGCCGGTGCCGACGATCGTCGAGCGGCCCTTCGAGATGGTTTTCTCGAGGTCGTCGATCGAGAAGCGGCCCTCCCGGATCGCGGCCGCCATGTCGGGTCCGGCGCGGGCGCCGAACGCCTCGAGCGCCATCGCGGTCGCCTCGGTCGGGTCCTTGGCGTCGCGGATCTCCTTGAACGTCGCCTTGATCGCCTTGGGCGCGCCCTGGGCCGCCCGCTTCGCGAAGTCGAGCTTGATCGCGTACTTGTTGACCGCCTCCTCCGCCTTGGAGATGCCCGACTCGTCGCCCTTCTTCATCGCCTCGGTCAGCTTTTCTTGGGCGGCGGTGAGCTGCGCCTGGTAGCCCTGCGCCTTGCGGCCCTCGCGGGCGAATTTGCCGAGCGCGATCCGCATCGACCCCATCACGAGCTCGGTGTTGACGCCCTCCTTCTCGAACTTCCCGAGCAGCGCCGCGGTGTCGTCGAAGCTGAAGCCGAGCTGCCGCATCGGCCCGCCGAACTTGACCATCAGCTCCTCGAGCCGGCTGACGCCGACGCCGGTCGCCTGGCTCGCACGGAAGACCTTGTCGAGCCCCTTCGAGGCCTCGGCGCCCTGCAGACCCCAATCGCCGAACAGGCGGGTGCTCTTCTCGATCGTGCCGCCGAGGTCCTCGCCGGTCAGCCGGCTGAGCTCGAGCACCTGCTTGCTCATGCCCTCGAGCGCCTTGCCGCTCAGCCCGGTGCGCGAGCGCAGCTGCCCGACCGCCTCGCCCGCCTTCTCGAAGCTGGTCGGCACCTGTGTGGCGACCGTCTTGGCCGAGCCGACGAGCCCGTCGAGGTCCTTGCCGGTCGCGCCGGTCGCGACCTGGATGTCGTCGCGCATCGAGTCGAACTGCTCGCCGACGGCGTAGAGCTCCTTGCCGACCGCGATCGCGGTGCCGGCGACCGCGCCGACGATCCCGGCCTTCATCGCGACGCCAGCGACGCCGCCCATCTTCCCGAAGCGGCCCTCGAGCCCACCGCCGAGCCCGGACAGCTGTTGCTCGACGCCCTTCGGGTCGAGGTGGACGTTGACGAATGCGTCGCCGATCGTGCCCGCCATCAGCGCTCACTCCTCACGGGTCCGGCGCCGCCGAGCGCGGCGAGCAAGGCCTGCCCGGTCTGGACGCCCGGCTTGCCGTTGCGCGGCCCGCCGGCGCTCGCCGGCCGGCGGCGTCTCGTGCTCGAGCTCGCGGTCGGCCGCGGGATCGGCGTCCAGCGCCAGCCCTTGCCGCCGCCGCGTTGCACCTCGACGAGCAGCAGCAGGTGGACGAGGTCGCAGAGCGTCGCGAGCCCTTCCTCGGTCGGGCCCCAGCGCCGGTCGAGCGCAGCCTCGAGCGCCCCGTAGTCGCGGGCGGGTAGTTCCGCGATCAGCGGCGGCGGGAGACCGGCGGCGACCGCCATGTCGGCTACCCGTGCTCGCCAGCGACCGCCTGCAGCGGCGTAGGGTCCTCGGCCTCGGGGTCGGGCTCGGGCTCGAGCGGCGGCAGGCCGGCGTCGATGCGCAACTCGGAGCGGATCGCGGCGATCCGGTCGTCGTCGCCGGTGAGGTCGCTCAGCCCGCGCACCCAGAGCTCGAACGGCTCGTCGGGCGCGAGCTCCTGGTGCGCGATCCAGGCGATGTGCCGCCACATGTGCCCGCCGTCGGTTCCGTCGGGCATCGACTGCCCGAAGGCGTCCTCGAACGCGATCATGGTTCCCGGGCCGACGTCGAGCACGTGCCAGCTGTCGCCGTGTTTGACGGCGTAGGTGATCATCGCTCGCCCTCCCTTCAGGCAGCCGCGGGTGCGGTCGCCGCCTCGGTCAGCCGCTCGAGCAGCTCAGCCTTGGTGCCGCTGGTCGGAAGCCCTGCCGCGGTCGCGGCCGCCTGCAGCTCGGCGACCGTCCAGCTCTCGTCGGGCGCGCCGGCCGGCGCCGCGAACGCGGCCGCGCCGCTGACCCAGGAGTCGTCGTCGCTCATGATCTGCCACGACGGCGCGTCGGCCGCGAGCACCGCGAGGGTGAGCGGCAGCCGGATCGCGTCGGTGCGCGAGAGCGTGAACTCGACGTCGCCCGAAATCTCCGAGCGCTTGGCGAAGAAGCGCCAGGTCGAACCGAGGTCCTCCCACTCGATGCAGACCGCATTGATCGCGCCGGCGGCCGCGTCGGGCGGCGTGTAGACGGCAATCTCGTTCGGCGCCACGCCGGTGACCGCGACCTGCCCGCCGCGGAACGCCAGCTTGACCGACTCGGGGTCGAACTCGAGCAGCTCGAACGCGAGCTCCTTCGGCTCGGCGGTGATCAGCCGCCGCACCGGCTCGGCGCTCTGCCAGGCCATGATGTCCTGCGAGTCGCGGCTCAGCGTGAACGTGACGCCGTCCTCGCCGACGTAGCCGACGTTCACCCACGGAGCCGCGAGCGGCGCGAGGTCGGCCGGCGCCGGCGTCCCCTCGGGTGCGATGTAGACGCCGCCGAACGATGCGACGACGACGTGATCAGCTTCAAGTCCTGCCATAGCTGGATCCCCTTTCCGGGAGTCGGGTCGGGTCGCGCCGGTCGCGCCGGCGCGCGAGCTCGAGGAGGTCGGGCTCGTCGAGGAGCTCGGGGAGGCCGAGCTCCGGTCGCCGCTGGTCGCCTACGACCACGGCGGGTACTTGCTCCAGTCGGTGCCGAGCCAGGTCGCGCTCGTGCCGTCGCCGAGCTCGACGTAGTCGAAGGAGCCCCAGGCGCCGGCCGGCGTCGCGGCGACGCTGGACGCCTGCAGCTCGGCGAGGCTCGCCGGGACGGTGCAGCCGTCGGGCGTCCACGTGCCCGGCTGCCCGGCGGTCGCGCCCATCGCGGGCGTGCTCGCGGGCGGCGGCTCGGTCAGCGTCGGCGTCGACGCCGGCCGGAGGTAGTAGGTCACGTCGACCAGCGCGCGCGGCCGCGGCGGCGTGAACGTCTCGTCCGGGACGTTGCGGTACGGGCCGAGCACGGTGCGGTCGGATCGCTCGACCAGCAGCGCGCGTACCAGCGCGCCGATGCGGGCGACGTCGCCCTTCGAGCCGCCGTAGACGTCGACCTGCAGCAGCGCCTCGTCGAGCACGAGCGGCCGGCCGACCTTCGGCTGCCCGCCGAAGCGGTGCACGACCAGCAGCGGGTCGGCGCCGGCCTTGGCCGGGAAGACGGTGTAGACCCGGGCGGCGACCGGGCCGAGCTCGGGCTGGGCGCGCAGCAGCGCGGCGAGCTCCTGCTCGGCGTCGGGCAGCGTCTGGACGGCGAGGTTGCTCACCCCTGCGCGCTCCAGTTGAACCCGAGCCCGCGCGCGGTGTTCTCGATCGGCCGGTAGGCGGCGTTGAAGCGGGTCCCGTACTCGAGCCAGTGCCAGAGGAACGGGAAGCCGGTCACGATCGCCGAGCCGTCGTCCTGCCGCTCGACCTTCAGCGCGCTGGTGTAGAGCCGTTGCGCGACGCCCTCGCGCACCGGGACGTTCGCCGGGATCTGGCGGGCGAGCTCGTCGGCGGCGGCGCCGACCTGGTCGGCGCACTCGCTCGCGATGACCTCGTCGGCGTTGGGACGTAGGAAGAACTCGCGCGGCATCAGCGCACCCGCGCGACCAGCGCCTCGACGTGGCTGACCTGCCGCAGCCGCGGCGACCATTCGACGCCCGGGTCGCCCGTCAACTCGTAGAGCTCGCCGTCGAGCTCGAGCGCATCCCAGCCGCCGAGGTCGGCGCAGCTGGCCGGGAGGAAGATCCGCCAGCTCGAGCTCTGGACGTTGTCGTCGTGGTCCTCGCTCGAGCCGGCCGGCTGGAGCTCGCACGCGACCGGCTCGGCGACGACGTCCCAGGTCGGGTCGCCGAGCTCGTCGGCGGGCCCGGTCGGCGACCTGCGCAGCAGCGTCGCCTGCCGGGTCAGGAGGTGCTCGATCGTCAACGCCAGCCCTCGCCGTCGCGCCAGCCCTCGCCGCGCCCGTCGGGCTGCTCGAGGTTGCTCTGCCACCAGTCGAACGGCCACGGCGGGCCCGCCCAGGGCGCGACGTCGATGTCGTAGGCGGTGTCGCGCGCCGTCCACGGCTCGAGCCAGCCGAGCTCCTCGTCGGTCAGCCCGAACACGCCGCCGAGCGACTGCGGCGTCGCGAGCCGGTAGCTGTAGGAGCCGAGCGACTCGGACACGACCGGCAGCGCCGACCCTTGCAGGATCGCGATGCCGGCGCGGGTCGCGGCCGCGAGCAGCACGGCGTAGATCGGCTCGGGCGTCGGCGTCGGGATCGGCGTCGGGTAGAGCACCGCCGAGACCGCGACGGTGGCGAGCTGCGCGGCGAGCGTCGCCTGCTCGAGCGTGAGGTCGGGCAGGATCGCCTGGACGTCGGCCGGGTCGATCGCCGGGTCGGGAAGCGCCCGCGGCGCCGCCGCCGGTGCCGCGGGCTCGGTCATGTCGCGCCGCCCTGCGCCGCGGCGATCGCGGCGATCACGGCGTCCTTGTTCGGCATGCCGGCCGGGTCGGCGATGCCGAGCGAGGCGGCGAGCTGGTTGAGCGCCGGCCGCGTCATCGACTGCAACGACGCCGACTGCCCGGCACCGACGGGCGCCGCGAGCGCGCGTCGCAGCCAGCGGCCGAAGATCCAGCCGCCGTCGGGCGCCCGCCGCCGCGTCAGCCGCACGACGGTCACGGCGTCCAGTCCACGGCCACGAACGCGTTGACGGCCGAGGCGTTGTCCGGTGCGACCGGCGTGCCGATCGCGGCGCCGATCTTCATCCAGACCTTGAGCGCGATCAGGTTGTCCTGGAACGAGTTGGCGATGATCACGCCGCCGCCGTCGAGCAGCACCGCCGAATCGCTGGTGCGGAACGAGATGTCCTCGCGGATCCCGATCACCAGCTTCGTCCAGTCACCGACGACCGCGTCGCACTTCGCGGTGTCCCACTCGGGGCTGGTCACGATCGGGACGCCGGCGTAGCTCAGCGTCGGCACCGTGTCCGGGGTCGCGCCGATCGCGCGGTACTCGGCGCGCAGCGCCGACTTGATCTGCACGCGGGAGCCGATCCCGGTGACGTCGAGCCCGGAGGCCTCGACCGCGTCGAAGCCGGCGTCGAGCGCGGCGAGCGCGTCGGGGCCGCCGACCGGGGCGCCCGCGCCGACCACGCCGTTGGGCGGGAACGTCGCCGGCTCGCCGTTGCCGAACAGGATCGCGTCGTCGATCACCCGCGAGAGCGCGGTCACGAGCGTCGGCCGCACGTTCGCCCAGACGTCGAAGCCGGCGTCGGTGATCCAGTTCTCGGGCAGCGCGAGCGTCGCGGCGACCTCCGCCGGGACGATCTCCTCGCTCGACCATTCGATCTTGGTCGCCGGCTTGCGGCCGCCGTAGCGGCTCGCCGTCCAGCCGGCCTGCGGCATGAACGACACGACCGGCAGCGTCTCGGTCGCCTCGCTCATGCGCATCGTGTTGCCGAGCCGCAGCGCGATGCTCTCGACCTGGATCGCGTCGAGGAACTCCTGGCTGATGCCGCGAGGCACGAGCCCTTCGTAGTCAGTGGCCATTCGGAACCTCCCAGGGTCGTGCGGGATCTGGTTCCGCTGGCCGGTCCGGCCGGTTCCTGCGGGCCGCCGGCGCCGGGCGGCTCGGGGCGCCTGCCACGGCCGGTCCTGCCGGTTCCGAACAGGTGCCGGGCCGAATGCTAGCCCGCGCTACTTGCGCACGCTGGAGCGCAGCCAGGCCGACGGGTCGTCGGAGCTGGTGCGGGTGCGCGCACGGGCGCCGGACGTGCGGGCGCCCTTGTCGCCGTTGCGGCCGGCGTCGTCGTCGTCGCCGGCGGCGAGGTAGGTCTTGTCGGCGAGCAGCTCGTCGAGCGCCTTGCCGATCGCGGTGTCGCGCGTCTTGCCGCGGTCGACGTCGCCGAGCCCGTCGAGCTCGAGGTAGCGCAGCGCGTCGTCGGGGTCGCGCAGCCGGCCGGTCGCGACGCGCAGCACGTCGGCCTCGAGCAGCTCCCGGGCGACCTCGCCGCGGACCTTGTCGGCGCCCTCGCGGCGCGCCTGCTCGAGCTCTCGGTCGCGGTCGGTGCGCGACTTGTCGCGCTCCTGCTCGAGGTCGGTGCGGGCGCTGCCGAGCTCCTGCCGCAGCTTCGCGGCCTCGCGGCGCGCCGAGGCGAGCGCCGACTTCAGCGCCGCCGGGTCGTCGTCGTCGTCCGGCTTGTCGTCGTCGACGTCGTCGTCGACGTTGTCGTCCGGCTTGTCGTCGTCGAGATCCATGAGGCACCTCCAACTCTAGAAGGGGATGTCGCTGTCGTCGTAGACGTAGGGCTCGTCGGCGTCGCCCTCGAGCACCGGCTCGGGCCCGCAGCGGTCGTGGTCGTGGAACGGGATCGAGTCGGCGTCGCCGTAGACCTGCTCGGCGATCGATTGGCACCAGTCGCAGGCGTCGCCGCTGAGCCCCTTGCGCCAGCCGTGGATCTCGACGCCGCCGGCGTCGGCGCCCTCGTCGAGCCCGACCCGCTCGGCGGCCGCGAGGTCGTTCGAGGAGAGCGCGCCGGCGTAGCTCGCGGCCGCGCCGATCGCGTCGAGGTAGGCGACGCCGGCGGCGAGGTCGCGGCGGGCCCGCAGCACCGGCGCGACCAGCGAGCGCGAGTCGGCGCTCACCAGCGTCCCGGATCGGTCGAGCGCGCGGGTCACGTTGACCGGCCGCGCCGGCGGCACGCCGGGCGGCTTGAGCTGGAGCAGGTAGGCGGCGCCGAGGTCGGCCGCTCGCCGTTGCCCGCCGGCGACGACCGGGTAGGCGGCGCGGGTGTAGAGCTCGAGCTCGGGCTGGTCGACCGACGGGAGCCGGTGCAGCATCGTCGAGAGCTGCCCGGCGACCCGCTCGCGCGTCGCGAGCTGCGCGCGGCGGTGCACCGCGGCGAGCGCGCGCCTATTGGCCGGCGCCGACACCTGCCGGCTCGAGGATCGGCTCGAGCAGCGCCTCTGCGGCCCGCTCGGTGCGCATCCGCTCGATCGCCTGCGGCGAGAACCCGATCAGCTCCATCAGCGTCGCCCAGGGCACATCGATCGAGTCGAGCTTGGTCGCGGCGTCGGCGATCACGGCCGGGCTGCGCCTCTCGAGCGGAGCCCAGACCATCTCGAGCTGGCGGTCGCCGGCGAGCTCCGCCTGGTCGCCGGCCTGGGCGGCGAGCCGCACGACCTGCTCCCAGCTCTCGCCGAACCCGCGTTGCCGGTCGCGCAGCTTCGAGACGAGCCCGGCCTCGCCGGCGATCAGCGAGTCGGCGCTCGGCGGGTTGGCCAGCTCGGACTGGACGAGGTAGTAGCTCGGGATGCGGCTGATCGCGGCGAGCTCAGCGATCTCGGAGTCGATCGCCTTCAGGTACTGCGCGATGTCGGTCGCCTCGAACGAGCCGAACCTCGTGCCCTCCTTCTCGCTGATCCAGACCCGCTCGACCGATTCCTTGAACGGCGAGACCGGCTTGCCGGTGTCGGGGTCCTTCGGCACCTGCATCCCGGTCGCCCACTTCTGCCGGAAGATCGAGGTGTGCGCGGCGACCATCTTCGCGAGCTGCAGCTCGTCGAGCCGTTGCATGACCGGGATCAGCTCGCGCAGCTCGCCCTCGCCCGGCGTCGCCGCGGTCGGCCGGTTCGCGAACGTCACGAACGGCACGGCGCCGAGCGGCTGGCCGGCGACCGTCGGCCCGTGCCAGGGCACACTCGTGCGCTCGCCGAGCGGCGTGCGGCCCTTCCGCGGCAGCTCGGCGGTCCAGACCGCGACCTCGTCGGCGGTGTAGAGCTCGGCGACCCACGTCGGGCCGCCCTCGAGCAGCTGGAACAGCTTCAGCGCCGCGGTCGTCGCGCGCCGGTCGCCGGGCGCGTGCTCGTGGGTGACCTCGAGCACCGTCTCGGGTGCGATGCGGACGCCGCCGGCGTCGCTCGCACCGACCGAGACGTAGGTGTGGCCGGTGATGAAGGCCTCGGCGTAGACGTCGTGCTGGTCGGCGTCGATGTGGTTGTCCTGCAGCAGCGTCCAGGCGGCGTCGTCGGCGTCCTGGCCGAGCGTCGTGCGGATGCCCTGCAGCTCGAGCCGCTCGGTCAGCGCGTCGACGATCAGGCGGGCCCAGGCGCCGCGCGCCATCCGGCGCAGCCGGTTGAACGCGCCGCTGTAGCCGTAGGCGGGGTCGACCGGCTGGTTGGGCGGATCCTGCTCGCCCTCGTACCAGGCGTACATCTCGAGCGCGTGCTCGCGCTGGCGGCGCAGCTTCGCGAGTAGCCGGTCGCGGATCTGGGCGAGCAGCTCGTCGCGCGCGACGTCGTCGGCGGCGGCGGCGGGCTCGAGCTCGAGGGCGCCCACGTCCGAATCCTACGACGCCGACGCGACGGTTCCTACGGGGCTCAGCCCCAGCCGTCGAGCTTCGCCCACAGCAGCAGCGCCGCGATCACAATCAGCGCGACCGCCTCGAGGCGGACGGTCACCGCTTGCGCCGCGTCTTCGAGGCGGAGCCCTTGCGGAGACCGGGCCCGGTCACGGTGCCGTTCGTCGGGCCGACCGTCGCGACGCGGTCGCCCCACTTCGCGCGCACCTTCTCGGCGACGTGCCGGTAGCTGCCCTTGGTCTTGCTCTGGCCGGCACGCGCGAGCGCAGCACGGGCGCGCGCGGGCGTGTCGATCGGGAAGCTCCTCGTCGCCGGGTAGGCGAACTCCGACGCCGGCAACGACCTGCGCTGCTTCGCGCTCAGAGCAGCCATGATGCCCCGAGAGTAGATCACCCGATCGAGTCAGGCTAGGCCGCGCGGGGGCCGGTTACGATTCGCCCGCGTTCAAGACGAGGCCGAGCGCCCGCACCGATCTGAGGGCAAGCGCCCGGCCGCAGAAGGAGCCTATCCATGATCAGAACGACCTTTGCGCTGCTCGCGCTCACGGCCGCGCTCGCAGCTCTCGCCGCACCGGCCGGCGCCGCCCCGGGCTGGCGCACCGCCACGGTCGGCCAGGACCGCGACACCGGCGACTACGTCTACATGTTCTTCACGATCAGCGCGAAGATGCTCGACGTGCACGGGCTGCGGCTCAGCTCGACCGGGACGTCGCCCACGACGACGGAAGTTGAGGTCGAGTGCAAGCGAGGAGACAACGAGGCTTCGCGCAAGCGCACCTATCGGCTCGCCGCGAAGGCGACGGCTGCGCTGCCGCTGCCGATCCCGGGCGCCACGTGCACCGTCGACGTGCACGCGACGAGCGAGAAGTCGGGGACAGTCTCGCTCGCCGTGCAATACCGCTAGAACACGAGCAGCTGCGCCGGCTCCTCGTCGACGCGACGCTGGGCGCCGGCGGCGATCGCGTCGCCGCGTGCCTCCCACGCGAGCACCGCGGCCATCGCCCCGTCGATCTTCCGCGGCGAGTCAGGCCGCTCCTTCCCGATCGTGTGCAGCCGGCGGTGCTCGTCGTCGTACACGTTCACGGGCCGCCGGCGCGCGTTCTTCACATGCCGGGCCAGCTCCTCGTCGCCGTCGTGGGAGAGATCCCCGGCCGCGATCGCGGCCGCGAAGCTGCGCACGGCCCACGCGGTCGGCCGCGGCCGGTTCGTATACCAGGCATACACGCGGTCGTCGCCCCAGCGGCCGCGCCAGCGGTCGACGAGATGATCGATCCACTGCGGGTCGATGTAGACCCGCCACACCTCGAACCGTTCGAACGCATCCTGCAGCGCCCCGTCGACCTCGTCGGCCGGATGCTCGTAGTCGTCGGCGGCTGAGCCGGGCCGTTCCCAGATCCCGAGCGGCCACGTGAAGCCGCTCTCGACCTCGACCGCGACCAGGCCGAGCGCGTCGACGAAGCGGGCGCCGTCGCAGCCCACCACGACCAGCGCCCCCTGCTCGACCTCGTGCTCGCGGTCGGCGAGCGCGTCCCAGCGCTCGCCCTCGAACGCGGCGCCGGCGACGGCCCGCTTGCGGTTGAGGAAGTAGCGCTCGGCCTGCGCCGGGTCCCGCTCGAGCAGCGCGGCGATCTCGACGTCGACGCGGTCGAGGTCGACCCACCACGAGTCGCCGTAGACCTTGCGCAGCATCCGCCGCCGCTCCCGCTTGTTGTGCACCGACCCGGCCCCGGCGTCGACGTCGTCGAGGTAGACGCCTGGCTCCCCGGACTCGGCGGTCGCCTGTGCCACGCTCTCCTCGGTCGGGTCCCACGCGTTGGTCGTCTCGAGGAAGCGGCCGCCCATTCCGGCCAGGTTGCGCCTCTGAGTGTCGGCGAGCGCGCGGCCGCCGTTGCGGGCCGTCCAGCTTTCGGTCTGGTCCTGCACCGCGAGCACGATCCGCTGACCGAGCCGTGAAAGCGCCGACGAGGTGACCGGCTCGACGCGGCCGCCGCCCGGCAGGTTGATCCGCGTCTCCCCGGTGTCGACGAGCACGCCGCCGAGCGGGCCGAGCTCGATCATCGGCACCAGCGCACGCCACACGTTGTCGGTCTGATCCTCGGAGCCGGCCGCGACCTGCACCCACGGCGTCGCCCACGGCCGCCCCACCGGCTCACCCCTCGCGTCCCAGCCGTCGAACACGACCGGGCCGTCCGGGTCGACCTCCGCGCACACGACCGCGGCCGCGAACGGCGCCTTGCCCCACTTCTGCGGCCGCACGAGCTGCGACCCTCGGCTGTAGGCGAAGCGGCCGGTCGACGGGTCGAGCCGGTAGTGCCAGAGCAGGAACCGCAGCATCTCGTTCGTGAGCACATACGGCTCGCCGGCGTGATCGCCGTCCGGGATCACGCACCGCTCCTGGATCAGCTCGGCGACGAGGTAGCCGAGCGTCGGGAACTCGCCCGGGAAGCTAGGACCGCGCCACGGCATCGGGCGGAGTCTCGCCCTTCGGGTCGACGGCCCGCAGACGCCGCACGTTCGACGAGCCCGACCGCGGAGCCGCGGCCGGCGCCGGCCGCTCCAGCTCCCCACGCCCCAGCACCTGCCACTGCAACAGCTGTCGCGACCGCGGCGACAACCCGAACCGATCCTCGAGCTGCTGCATCGCCGCCAGCCCCGAGACCGCCAGCTCGCCACGCGACTGCCGCTCGACGAGCTCCGCGAGCCGATGCAGCGCGCCCAGGTCGGCCTCGAGATACGCGGCCGCCATCGGCGCCCGCCACATCCGCCGCCACCACGCCCGCGTCGAGGCCGACCAGCCCGGCCGCCTCGCCGGCAATGGCGGCACCCGGCCCGGCCGGCCCTCCGCAGCGAACGTCCGCCACTGCGACTGGCCCAGGTTGCGCCGGCGGCGCTGCCCGGGCGGCTTCGGCGGCGTCGACGCAGGCACCGCCCGGCCTACGGCGCGTCCTCGTGGCCGTACACACCGCGAGCGACAGCCCCCGCCGGGGTCGAAGCATCGCGTCGAGGGGGGCTTCCCCCACCCACCGCGCGCGCGCGACGCATCGCGACGAGATCCGCGATCGTCTTCGCGCCGTGGCAGTCAGTGCAGAGGAGCTGCAGCTCGCTCGTCGGGTCGCCGGCGCGGACGTGGTCGACCGCGCCCTCGCCCGCCGCGACCGCCCTACCGCAGCTGGCGCAGCGGTGGCCGGCGGCGGCGCGCACCTGCCGGCGTCTGCTCGGCGGGACCGCGAGCCCGACCCGCTCGCGCCGCTCGCGGTTACCCGCCCACGACGGCGGCGCGTGCAGGTCGCATCGGCCCTGCCGCACCGCCGGCCGCGGGCAGCGCGGTTCGGCGCACACGGTGCGCGCCCTGGTCACTCGGTCGGGTCGCCGTCCTCGTCGCCGTCGTCACCGGCCGGGTCCGGCTCGGTCGGTTCGGGCTCGTCGTCGGGCTCGGGCTCGGTGATCTCGCGCATGCGAGCGGCCACCGTGTCGCGCAGCTCGGCGAGCGCCGCGGGCGCGCCGCTCACCTCGACGAGGTGATCCGCCTCGCCCGGGTCGGCGTCGATACGGCGCTGCATCTCCTCGAGCTCCATCATCTCCAGCGTCCTCGTGTCCATCGGATGTGGCTCCCTTCGTCGGTGGTCGGTGGTCAGGAGTGTGACGCGAGCTGTCACGGCGCGCCGTCCTCGAGCTCGGCCGGCGCCGCGCGGTCGTCCTCGAGCGTGAGCTCCTCGACGACCAGGTGCGCGCAGGCCTCCTCGCCGTAGTGCTTCTCCGCGTGCACGATCACGACCCGCGCGTCGTCACGGCAGACGGTCCCGGCGAGCGCGTCGCCGACCGCGCGCACCAGCTTGTCGACGTCGGGCCGGGTGCGGACGTAGATCGGCGCGCTCGGCTTCAGCAGCCCGCTGTTGCGGCCGGTGCCGTAGTGCGTCGCCGGCCGGCGGAACACGAACGTCGCGGTCAGCCGCAGCGGCCCGTCGCGCAGCGGCCGGCCGGCCATCGCCTCGCGGGCGGCGCGCTCGACCCGCTCACGCCACGGCGCCGTGTCGGGGTTGTCCTCGATCACCCGGGGGCGGCGGCCGCGCTGTTGCACGACGGTCTTGGAGCCCTGCGGCTGCGGCTCGCCGAGCACGACGAAGTCGACGCGCGAGCTCACGTCGACGCCGCCTCGGCGCGCAGCTCGCGCGCCGTCTCGACGAGCTCGAGCTGCCGGCCGGCCGCGACGCGGCGCGCGTCGACGAGCGTCGACCAGCACGGGTCGAGCTCGAGCTCGAAGACGCGATCGAGCACGGCGTCGGTGTGTGCGATCCAGCGGCCGACGTCGCGCACGACCTGCTCGACCTCGGCCGCCTGCGCGCGCAGCTCAGCGCGCAGCACGCGCCGCTTCGCGAGCGTGTTCACTCGCCGGCCTCGTTCGACCAGTCGCCCCGCTCGCCGACGACGGCGACGAGCGTGCAGGCGCCGGCGACCGCGTCGAGCGCGGCGAGCTCGTCCTCGTCGGTCGTGTCGGGTCGGAGCAGCTCGACGAGCAGCCGCGCTTGCGCGCAGCGGGCGGCGAGCAGGAAGCGGCGACCCTCGACCGTGTCGAGGTTCGGCGGCCCGTTCACTCGAGCGACCCGTCGAGGAAGGGATTCCCGCCGGCGCCGTTCGCGGCGGCGAGCTCGGCACGCGCGGCGTCGCGCTGCGCCTGCCGCTCGGCGGCCGCCTGCTGCTCGAGCTCGTGCCGGCGCTGCTCGACCTCGATCGCGCGGCGGGCCCGCTCGAGCGCCTCCCGCTCGACCTGCTCGCGGACTGGCTCGAGCGATCGCCACAGCTCGAGCATGCGCAGCTCGAGCTCGGCGTCGCCGGCGAACGGCTCGAGCGTGCCGCCGCGACCGAAGAGCTCGTCGACGACCTGCGCCTCGGTCACTAGGTGAAAGCCGGCGATGCGCAGCCATCGCTCGGCGCGCGCGCTGCGGCCGACGCGCTCGTCGGCGCCGACGACGACGGCCTCGCGCACCGGCGTCGTCTCCTTCTCGACGCGGCCGCGCAGCGCCGACCACGGCCAGGTGATCCGGCCCGACGCGTGCGCGGCGGCGATCGACTCGACGGCGCGCTCGACGAGCTGCGGCTGCCGAAGCCACACGTTGAGCACGGCCTGCTCGTCGGCGGCGCGCGGCGCCTTGCCGCCGAAGTCGCGTATCGCTCGGTCGCGCAGGATCGTCCACACGTGCACGTCGCGCTCGGTCGGCTCGTCGCCGAGCTCGGGCTGCGGGTCGTCGAGCCAGTGCGTCACGGCGTCGCCTCGGTGCGCGCCGGCAGCGCGCCGAGCAGCAGCGCGGCGATCGGCTCGAGCTCTGTCGGTTGTTTCGATTCGCCTGCTCCCGCTCCCGCTCCGTCGACGTGCAGCTCGAGGTCGCCGTCGCGCGCGCGCGCGCGCGAGGCCCCTTCAGGACCAGGAGCAGGAGCAGGAGCAGGCTTTTCCGGACCCGGACCCGTGGGCGCGCTAGCGCGCCCGATCGCGCGCCCGGTCCAGCGCCCACCCTCGAGGAACGGATTCGGGCGCCGTGCAGCGCTCGGTTCGGGTGGGCGCCCGTGGGCGCCCGGCTCGAGCTCGGCGCCGTTCACGCTAGGTGGGCGCCCGTGGGCGCCCGGGTCGTCGGGCAGCACGAGCCGCCATCGGGTGCGCCCGTGGGCGCCCGGTTGCGGTGAGGTAACGACGAGCGTCCCGGCGTCGACGAGCTCGTCGCGCGCGCGCTGCAGCGATCGCCGTTGCAGGTGCGTCTCGTGCTCGAGGTACCGATAGCCGGCGACGACCGTCGTCGAATGTTGCGTGTAGGCGAGGTCGATCAGCGTCCAGCCGAGCCGCAGCGCGGCGGCCGTGCGCCCGGGCACGAGCATCGCGTCGCGGTAGTGGCGCCCGAAATCCTCGGGCATGCCGGCGGCCATCAGAAGCCCTCGGGCAGGTCGCCCGGTCCCTGCGGCGCCGGCGGCGAGGCCTCGACCTCGACGAGCCACGCGCCGAGCTGCTCGGCCTCGTCGTCGGCGAGCGCGGCGATCAGCGGCGCGACGCGCAGCAGCCCTTCGGCGTCGTAGCCCTCGAGCTCGCTGGCGAGCTCGGCGACCGTCTTGCCTCGGCCTTGCGCGACGACGCGCCAGACCTGCGAGACGGTGACGCGGGCGGCGTCGACGAGCCGCTCGACGACCTCGGCGACGAGCAGCCCGGGCGGTGTCTCGGGCGGCGCTCCGGAGCTCGGCGCTTCCGGCGCGGGCGGTTCGTCCTCGGCCTGCTCGCCGCCCTCCTGCGGCTTCTCAGCGGCCCGCAGCGCGTCGATCACGGTCGAGGCCTCGGCGAAGCTGAGCTCGCTGCGCGAGGCGACCGTGCGGCCGATCGCCTCGGCGACGAAGGCGACCTGCTCGTCGCGCTCGGCGAGGCCGGCGTCGCGGAACAGCGCGAAGATCTGGCGGCGCTGCGCGTCGGTCGACTCGAGCTCGGCGAGGCCTTCGGGCTCGGGCTGCTCGTCGGGCGGCGGCGTTGGCGTGACGGGCGGCCGCGCCGGCTCGGGCGGGGGGGAAGCCGCCGGCGCGGCCGCCGGCTGCCGAGCTGCCCGCCGGCGCGTGCGTGCGGCCGGCTTCGGCTTCTCGACGTCTTCGGGTGGCGCCGCCTCGAGCTGCGGCGCGGCCCCGTTCAGCTCGTACTCGTCGAGCTCTTCGGCGGCGACGAGCCCTAGCACGACGTCGGCGAACATCTGCCGCACGAGCGCGGCCGTCGCGCGCGCGACGAGCATCTCGCGCGGGTAGGCGCGCCAGTTCGGTTTGCCGGCGAGGTTCGCGCGCTTGGCGTCGTCCATCGTCCAGGTGACGCGCCCGACGCGGTCAGAGCCGCCGCGCCGGCCGGCGACGATCGCGCGCGTGACGGTCGACTCTTCGACCCAGAGCTCGTGCCCCCTCGAGACGACGAGCCCGCGCAGCGACTCGGCCCGGAAGTGAGGCACGCCGGCGATCATCGCGACCGACCGCAGCGCGGCCATCGGCTCGAGGCCGACCTCTTCGCCGGTGAGGATCACGGCGGCGACCTCGTCGGCCTTGCCGCGCAGCGCCTCGGGCACGAGCGCCGTATTCGCGACGTAGTTCGCATATTCGGCGGCGCCGCGCAGCCGCGCGACGCGGCCGACCGGCCCGCTTCGCTGCTCGTCGAGCTCAGTCGTCGCCGGCAGCGGCGGCGGCGCTTCGTATTGCACGACCGTCATCGTTGGCCCCTTCCGTTGTCGGCCGGCGCGGCTCGGGCGCCGGCGGGTCGTCTCGTCGACGTCGCACGTGCCGCGTCGTGAACGCCATCGGTAGCGCCGCGTGCGAGCTCGCCGGCGTGCGCCGCTCGGCGGCGTCGGCGCGAATGCTCGAGGCCTCGCCGCGCAGCCCTGACACGAGCGACCGCAGCTCGCCGGCGAGCTCGCGGCGGCCGCGCGCCTCGAGCAGCTCTTCGACGTTGGCGAGCTCGTCGAGCGCGACGTCGATCGCCGAGGCCTGCGCCTCGAGCGCGACGGCCTCGAGCTCGCGCCAGCCGCCGTCGCTCACGTCGCCCTCTTCGCCGGCGGCAGCTTGCCGAGCTCGTCGACGAGGTCGACGAGCCGGTAGGCGAGCCGGTCGACGGCGCCTTCGACGGCGTGCCGGTGCGCGCGCGTCAGCAGCTCGTCGACGTCGCGGTGAAGCTGCCCGTCGGCGAGGTCGAGCACGTGCTCGACCTCGCGCGTCACTAGGTGCAGCAGCTCGTGCACGGCGAGCGCGTTCGCCTGCCGGCGCGACCAACCGTCGATCATCGCGGGGTTGAAGTAGACGCGCGCCTCGTCGTAGTCGCGGGCGCGCCAGGTGTAAGCGCGCGAGGTCGGCGTGTTCTCGAAGTGCTCGCCGTCCTCGGGTGCGGCCTCCCAGCGCACTTCGAGCTCCCAGCCGGCGAGGCCGAGTCGCGGGCGCCACCATTCGACGATCGCCTCGAGCTCGTCGCGGGTCACGGCTCGCTCGCCTCGTGGTAGGCGCGAGCGAGCAGCCGGCTCACAACGCCGATCGCGTCGACCGCACGCTCGAGCTCGAGCGCGACGGCCCCGCGGCCGGGGAACGCGGTCGCGTGATCGCGCAGCTCGACGACGTCGCCCCGAAGCTCGCACAGCGCGTCCTCGACACGGTCGATCCGGCCGGCGAGCTCGTCGCGGGTCACGCGGCCGCCTCGAGCGTTCGGCGGCGAGCGCGCATCGCCTCAAGGTGCGCGTCGCGCTCGGCCGCGGCGGTCGGGTCGTGCGACCAGCAGTAATCGCTTCCGGCCATCGCCGGCCGCGTGCACGGCTGGCCCTTGCCGGGGTACTGCGTGCGGACGCCGGCGCACACGGGCCGGTAGCGGGCCTGCTCGCGCCGGAACCATTGCCGGTAGCCGTCGGGCCCGTGGTCGCCGCCGGCGGCGCGCAGCTCGCGGGTGCAGCGGCCGTGACGGGTGTTGCGCAGCGACGTCGCCTCCGATTGCGTGCGGACGGGCAGGCCGAGCTCGCGGAAGGCCTGCCAGACGCCCCTGCCCGCCGACTTGGCGCTCGCGTAGCCGGCCTGCCGCCACACGAGCGCGCCGAGTGCGTGCGTCGAGAGCTGCTCGTCGACGTAGAGCCGGTGCAGCATCCGAACCTGCGCGACGGTAAGACGGCGAACCGAGCCCTTGGGGCGGCCGCCGCGCCGGACGAGCTCGGCGAGCTCGCCGGCGGTCGGGTCGTGGTGGACCGCGGGCCCGCGGCGGCGGCAGACGCCGCAGAGCCGGCGGGCCCGGACGATCGGCCCCCGGTAGGCGAAGACGCCGCCGGCGAGCCCGCACAGCGTCGGCTGCGCGGTCGGCGAGACGGGCTCGGGCCGGGGCACGTGCCACAGCGCCGGCGAAGCCTCGGCGAGCACGACCGGCGCTCCGAGCTCGACCCTCACGCCGCGGCCTCGCGCGCGTCGACGTGGTCGAAGTAGGCCTGCCGGTCGGCGTCGAGCTCGAGCTCGTCGTCGGCGCGCGCGGGTGCGCGCAGCGCGTCGCCGATCCACTCGTCGCGGTCGCCCTTGGTGAAGCGCGCGACCTCGCACGCGGCGGCGAAAACCTCGAGCGCCGCCTCGTCGGCCTCGAGCGGCACGAGCTCGTAGGACCCGTCGCCGTGCAGGTGCACGACGCCGCAGCGGTCGACGACCGGCATCGCGTGCTCGACGAAGTCGCCGGCGTCGTCGAGGTCGCCGTCGACGACGTAGAAGTCGGCGTAGCGGTAGGCGGCGAGCTGTAGCGCCCAATCGGAGAACGGGCCCTTGAGCGCGGTTTTCCAGTCGAGCAGCCAGTCGAGCCCGTCGGCCAGGCGCGCGAGCAGGTCCGGCCGGCCGCCGTAGGCGTGCCGCCGGCCGAGCTCGGGGTCGGCGCGCGCGAAGACGGCGAACTCGACGGCGAGCTCTTCGACGCGCCACTCGTCGACGAAGCGCAGCCCGGCGTCGACGTGCCCGCGCAGCTCGTCGGGTGGCGCGATCGTCTCGCCGGCGAGGTAGCGGCGCACGAGCTCGTGCACTTCGCGGCCGCGCTCGCCGGCCTTGTCGCGCGTGCGGTCGGGCGCCTTGCGGATCAGCTCTTGCCTCTCGGATAGCGGGAGCGCGGCGAGGTCGTCCCAATGGTCGATCGCGTAGTCGGCCGCCTCGCCGGCGGCCCACGCGATCAGCGCGCCCTTGGGCACGCCGTCGCGCAGGACCGTCGTAACGCCGAGCACCTTCTCGCGGTCGAGCTCGTAGCTGTGCCCACGGCCTCGCCGGATCGAGCGAGTGCGCGGCTTCGGCTTCGGCGTCACGATCGCCGCCACTTGCCGCTATCCGGGCACGTCGCGAAGTGACTGCGATAGTGCGGCTCGTCGGGGAACGCGTCGGGCGGCGTCGCGATCGCGACGCCGTCGCGCAGCACGAACAGCCCGCCGGGCTCGGGCCCGGTGTACGGGTCGGCGTCGAGCGGCATGCGGTTGCCGCGTTCGCTGACGGCCCACAGGATCGGCGCGTCGCACGAGCGGCAGCTCGAGCTCGAGCTCGGCACGCCGGCCGGCGTCTCGGCGAACGCCATCAGCAGCGGCCGCCCCACGGCGCGAGGCCGAAGCGTCGATAGAGCTCGTGCGCTAGCGCCGCGTTCGCCGCCGGGTCGTACATTCGGCGAGCGAACGCGGCGACCGATTCTCCCGGGCGCCGGTTGAGCGCGCCGATCTGGAACAGCCCGAAGCTGCCGCGCGACCCGTCGGCGTGCAGGTCGTGCCAGTTGGTCGCGCGCGGGTTGTAGCGCGACTCGCGCCACGCGATCCCGGCGAAGCAGCCGGCGAGCGGCCCGGTCCCGAATTCGCGCCGGATCACGTCGAGCACGGGGTCGACGTTGCAGCGGCACTCGATCAACGATCCGCGATCCGTAGATCGGTGATCGTCGCCGCGCGCCTGCTCGACGAGCACGGTCGCGAGCGCGACGAGCAGCACGAGCAGCGCGAGCGCGATCGCCGAGCGGCGGCCGGTCATGCTTCGTCGCGCGCGATCGCCTCGCGCAACGGGAGCCCGGTGTCGATCATCGCCCGGCGCCATTCGACGTAGCTCGTGACCCAGGCCGCCTGGCTCACCATCTGCCCGGCGTGCTGGCGCGTGCGGACGGCGTGCGCGCGGTCGAGTTGCGCGACGTCCTCGAGTTGGCCGAGGCGGACGCTGCGCCCGTCGCCGAGCTGCAGGATCGCCTCGTCGTCGAAGAGCATCTGCTGCCCGTCGTGCCGCGGCGCCCGGGCGCGCTCGGCGGCGTTGATTAGCTCGAGCGCCCGCCGTTCGAGCAGCTCGAGCCCGTAGGTCGTGTCCGCGTCGCCGAGCTCGCGCAGCCGTTGTGCCAGCTCGCCGGCGAGCACGGCGGGCTCGTATTCGCCGGTCGTGCCGGCGAGCACGGCGTCGGCGAGCTCGCGCTCGCGGTCCCTGAACGTCGCGGTCTTGCTCATCGGTGTCCTCCATTGATCGCGGTGGTCAGCGCCTCGAGGAAGGCGCCGGCGCGCTCGAATCGGTCGGGCGTCCAGTTCTCGCGGCCGATCCCTGCGTCGTCGGGGTCGAACATCTCGGCGACCGCGGGCGCGTGCTCGAGCGGGCGGTCGAGGTAGCGGATCGCGTCGGCGATCGAGAGCGTGACGTCGCGCGCCGTCGCACGCGGGTCAGGCTCGCGCGGCGTTCGGTTCTGAACGGGCGCCGGCCCGTCGTCGAGCTCGACCGCGGCCTCGTCGCGCCGCGGCGTTCGGTTCTGAACGTCGCCGTTCACGGTCGCGGCGCTGACGCCGAGCACGTCGGCGACTTGCCGTTGCGTCATGCCGTCGGCGACGAGCTCGCCGGCCGCCTCTCGGCGCTCGGCGATGCCGAGCCGCACGTAGCCGCCGAGCCGCTGCTCGACCCATTCGCGCGTCGTGAGGCCGAGCGCGGCGGGCACGCCGAGTCGCTCGCCGAGCGCGACCTGCCGCCATCCGCCGGCGACGACCTGGCCGAGCGCCTCGGTGTATTCCTCGGCGTCGTCGCGCTTCACTCTTCGCCTTTCGCGACGCGGATCGAGACGCGCCTCGACGGGCTCGTCTCGAAGCTGACGGCGCGGCCCTCGAGCTCGCGCGCGACGATCACGAAGCGGCCGACGCGCAGCGGCTTCTCGCCGAGCTCGTGCCGGCCAAGGTGCCCCTTCGCCGTCTCGTCGGCCTCGGCGAACTTCTTGCGCGCGGCGGCGGCGTAGTTCTTCGCCCGCTCGCGCTTCTCGAGCGCCTGCTCGAGCAGCTCGTCGTCGACGACCTCTTCGTCGAGCGCGAGCTGCGGCTGTGCACGTTGCCTCGCGGCCATCACGGCCCCCTTTCGTCGTCGTCGTCGTGAAGGCCGAGCCGCCGGCGACGCTCGGCCCGCTCGTGCCGGGCCCGCAGCCGGTCCTCGGCGCTGCGCCGCCGCTCGGCCTCGTCGGGATCGCCGTTGCGCCGCAACATGAGCCAGGCGATCGCGGCGCACGCGACGAGCACGAGCGCGATCACGAGCCAGGTCACGCGCGCAGCCCCTCGAGCATGCGCGCGAGCTCGGCGCCGGCGGCCTGGAACTGGTCGAGCGCCGCCTCGAGCGCTGGCGCGAGCTCGCCGCAGTCCGGGCACTCGCCGAGCGGCTCGTCGTCGTCGCGGTGGTGAGCGGCGAGCGCGTCGAGCAGCAGCGCGACGACCTCGCCCGTGGACGTGCTCACCTTGCGCACGGCGAGCAGCACGGCGACGTCGCCGGCGCTCGCGTTCACGCGGCCGCCTCGAGCGGCTCGGCGACGGCGAAGACGAGCTCGGCCTCGAGCTCGACGGCGCGGGTCGCGGCGTCCTGTAGCGCCTCGAGCTCGGCGTCGACGAGCCACGGCGGCAGCCGCTCGAGCAGCGCCTCGACGAGCTCGACGAGCGCGGTCACGGCATCGCTGTTCACGCGGTCGGCCGCCTCGGACCAAATCTGGACCAAATCTGGACCAAAACGACGCCCGCCCGAAGTGACGTACCATGACGGGCGGTGACGAGCTGTGACGAGGCCTTCACGTGAAAAGCCCCGCTCTTGCGGGGCTTTTCGGGCTTCGACGACGGAAGGTGACGAGCTATGCCGGGCGGTGACGAGCTCGAGGTGAGGGGTTCAAGTCCTCTCATCCGCACTGACGAAAGCCCTGCAAACGACGGGGTATCGTCGAAGGCGACGGCGCTTCGGACCAAATCTGGACCAGATGCGCCGACGAGCTCGAGCCGCCGGGAGTGAAGGACCGGCGGCTCGTGCTTTCTTCCGAGCTCGGCCAGTAGCGCGACGGCGGCGCCGCCGATGCGCTCGAGGCTCACGCCGCATCCCCCTCACAGCCGCGCCGAAACTTCCGCAGCTCGGGGTCGTACTGGTACCAGCAGACGAGCCGATCGAGCGGCATCGTCTCGAGCGAGTCAGGGTCGAGCCCCGACGGCCGGCCGCAATGCGTGCACTGCCCGCCGTCGGCGAGCCGCTCGCACAGCCGCAGCGCCGCCCGCACCGGGTCGAGGCTCGCGTCGACCTCGTGCCGCTCGTCGCCGTCGACGACGTAGCTTGCGACGACGAGCCAGACGACCGGCTGCTCGTCGTCGTGGTAGCGAATCGAAATCGACGTCGCGCCCGTGCGCCGCACGAAGTCGAGCGCGGCGAGCAGCTTCGGCTCGTTGAGCGTGGCGCTCATGCGCGCGCCCTCTTCGCGAGCCGGCCGTCGATGCCGCCGTCGGCGGCGATCGAGTCGAGCTCGGCGCGCAGCCGGGCCCGCTTGTCGCGGTTGGCGTACTTGCGCAGCAGCAGCGCGCCGGCGTCCTTGTGGCCGAGCCGCACGGCGGCGAGCTCGGCGGGCACGTCGAGCTCGAGCAGCAGGTCGGCGGCGCCGCGGCGCAGGTCGTGCGGCGCGAAGCCGACGACGATCGGCGTGCCGGTGGCGTCGAGCTCGACGACGCCGTGCGCGTCACGCTTGAGCCACTCGAACGGCGTGTCGGCGCCGGGCGCGAGCTCGTGCTCGGCGCGCCAGGCCTTCGCGGCCTTCCGGCGCGCCGGCGCCACGACTCGGTTGTAGAAGCTGCCGTGACGGTTCCACGGCCCGCCCTCGACGCGCGGGAAGAGCAGCGGGGTGCCCATCGTGCCGTGCGCCGTGCGCGGCGAGCGCACGAGCTGCTGCTCGCGGAAGGCGCGCACCTCTTCGGGCAGCAAGTCGAGCTCGAGGTCGCGCCGCTGCTTCAGGACCCACGACGGGATCGACAGCACGGCCGCGTCGACGTCGAGCCAGGCGTCCTCGGCCTGCAGGAGCTCCATGATCCGGCCGCCGAGCGACCCGCCGAGCGTGAAGACGCGCCGCTGCGATTCCTGCGCGTGCGCGGCGAGGAAGCCGAGCTCGGCCCACGCAAGCCCGGCGCGCTCGACGGCGCGGCGGCGTAGCGGTGCCAGCTCGAGCAGCATCGGGTCGAACTGTTCGCCGCGGCGGCGCTCCTGCCTGAGGATCGCCGCGAGCGCCTGCTGCTCGCCGACGGCGGCGCGCGGCGTGATCGCGTATCGCTTGGCGAGGTAGGCCTCGAGGGGCCGCACGGCGAGCGCGGCGAGCGGCAGCTCGGCGAACGGGCGGCCGTGGTCGTCGACGGCGGGAGGTCCGACGACGAGCCGGCCGTTTCGCTTGCGCGGCGTGATTGGCTCGCCGAGCCAGACGCGTAGCGACTTGCGGGCGGCGTCGAGCGCCTGGCGGCTGTAGGGGCGGCCGTGCGCGCCGCCGACCATCGCGAGCGTCTCGAGGTAGTCGGCGGCGCCTTCGCGGAGCAGCCGGTAGCTGAGCGTGCGCCGCGCGGGCGGCACGAGGATGCCGTGCCGCTTGCGCCGCCGGAGCTCGCGGGCGTAATCGTTGGCGTCGTCGAGGTCGTCGAAGCCTGCGACGGGCGGAAAGGGTGAGATGCGGACCTGCCACGACGCGCCGCTCGGATGACGGCGGACGCCGGGCTCGGGCTCGAGCGTGGTGAAGGACACGCGAGGCCTCCTGGCTAGGGGATGAGAGGGAGCGGCCATGCTAGCGCCGGCCGCGGCGCTCGAGCCACTCGTCGAGCCAGTCGGAGCGGATGCGGACGGCGTAGCCGCCGCCGCCGCTGTAGCGCAGCTCGCCGGCGCGCATCGCGCGCTCGAGCGTCGACGGGGAGAGCTGCGCACGCGCGGCCGCCTCGAGCTTCGTCAACCAGACGACGTCGGCGGCCGTCACGGTCACGCGCTCGCCTCGGCGGCGAAGCGCGGCGTGTCGGGCGGCGCGCCGTCGACGAGCTGCATCACGAGCAGCTCGGGGTCGGCGTCGGTCTGCACGGTCACGCGCGCGGCCGCCTCGAGCTCGGCGTTCGTGAGCTCGATCCGGCCGCCGGCGCGCAGCACGAGCGCCTTCAGCACGACGCCCATCGTCGCGACAGCGTTCGCGTCGACGCGCTCGCCGTAGCGCGGGTCAGTGCTCACGCGAACGGCCTCGGGCCCCACGGCCAGCCGAACGAGACAGCGGACGGATGAACGTGCGGCCGCGGGCGGCGCGCTTCGGGATCGAGCCGGCGCCCGTCGCGCGCCCTCTCCTCGAAGAGGCGCGCGGCGATGTTCGCGTGCGATCGGCTCACGTGCTGCTCGCGCAGGTTGATCGGCGGGACGTAGCGGCCGTCCCGCGCCGTCGGCTGTACGGATAGCCGCATCGCGACGAGGTCGTCGCTCACGTGTCGAACCCTTCGGCGGCGATCCTCTCGACGACCCAGCCGAGCACCTGCTCGTCGAGCTCGGCCCAGCCGGCGAGCACCCGCTCGACCGGCTGCACGCGCGCGAAGTCGTGCCACGCGGCCGAGCCCTCGCCGTAGGGGTACTCGCCGAGCGGCGGCACGACGCCGAGCAGCAGCACGAGCGGGTCGCGCGCGATCTTCACGGCGTAGACATCGCCGGTCGCGACGACCCACGAGACGCGCCAGCGCGGCCACAGCTCGTCGGCGCTCGAACGCCAGGCGACGCCGTAGTCCCACTCGGGGCTGCGCCGGCGGCGCTCGTCGTCGGCGTAGAACGCGTCGACCGATCGGAAGCGCTGCAGCGGCTCGAGCTCGATCGGCAGGAACAGGTGCGCGTCGGTCGGCTGCATCGGGGACGCCGGTTCTAGCGCACACTCGTCGACGTGTCAGGTGCCGCGATGACGGCGTGTGACGGCTGGTGACGGCGGGTGATGGCGGGTGATGGCGGGTGACGCTTCGTGACGGCCTCAACGGAAACGCCGCTCGTTGCGGGAACTTTCGCCTCGGTCGCACACGAGCGGCGCCGCGTTCGGCTGTCAAGATCGCCGCAGAGCGGCCCGGCGCCTCCTTCCAGGGTTGCTGCCGGGCCGCTCCGCTCTCGAGCCACGTTCGCGATGCCAGCCTGCCCCGATCCGTCGTTCGCCACCCTCGATCACCACCAGTCCCACGCCTGCTCGGTTGTCACGACTGGAAGGAGGGCTCGCAAGCCAACGAGACTAGTCCGCTGTCGCGCCCTGGTCTAGATGCGTCAAGTCGAGAGAGCGCGCAGTTTGCGGGCGTTTCGTCAGGCAATCCCCCGTTGGACCGGGTGAAACCCTTTACGGCGTAGCGCATACGGTGCGCCGCGATGGAGAGGAAGGGCGGCCGGCCGCGCGGGCGGGCATTGAGCGAACTCGAGCAGAGGTACCTTCGGAAGCTCTACTCCATCCGCAGCCGTGCGAGGGACGAGGCCGACGACTCGCTGCAGGAACTGCAGGACTTCGCGCTCGAGCTGAACGAGTCGGGCTGCCCGCAGAGCGCGATCGCCGAGGCGCTCGAGGTTAGCCCCGGCTGGGTCAGCGACTGGATCGACAGGGCCCGCAAGCGCCGCGGCGGCGGCGAAAAGCAACGGCCCGGGTGACAGCCCGGGCCGCGCAGCACCAACTACCGACAGCGTCTGCAGAACGCGGCGCGCATGGTACGCCGTCCGGTGGTCGGAATTGCGTGCCTAGTCCTCGGGTCGCCAGCGCGGCTCGGTCGGCGCGTCGACGTCGGCCGGCGGCGTCGAGCTCGAGCTCGTGATTCGGCCGCCGAGGTATGTCGCGACGGCGCCGATAGCGGCGCCGAGCGCCGTCGAGAGAAGCGTCGACGACTCGGCCGACAGGCTGCCGGTGCCGAGGCCGGCCTCGGTCACGGCCGCGCCGATCGCGAGCACGACGAGCGCGAACGCGACGCCGACGGCGAGCACGAGCGCGACGAGCGAATGCGTCGAGCGGGTCACGTCTTGAGGCACGTTAGGACGGTGACGTGCCCTCCGGGGTGGTTAATCACGAGGTCGGCGAGCTCGTAGCCGGCAGGGCAGTCGTCGAAGCTGCCGGCCTGTCCCGGCGGGCCCGGGTCGCCCTTCGGGCCCGGCGGCCCCTGCGGGCCTTGCGGGCCCGTCGCGCCGGCGCCGACGTCGATCGTCACGGTTCGCGTCGGGTCAGCCGCGCCGGTGCCGAGCGCCGTCGCCGAGAGGAAGCCGCACGAGCCGGCGAGCACGAGCACGGCGAGCATCGCGGCGAGCTGTCTAGTCGGGATCGGGATTCGTCGTCTCATGGTCGCCCCTTCCTATGCGCACGCCGCGCTCGAGCTCGCGGTGCAGCTCGTCGATCCGTTTGTCGCAGTCACGCTCGGCCCGCCGGCGCACGCGGTGCAGGACCAGCGCCGACGAGCAGACGGCGCCAACGCCGGATAGCACGGCGCCAAGCGCGGCGAGCTCGTCGGCGGTCACTCACGGCTCGTCGACGAGCTCGTCGTCGTCGGCCTGGTCGTCATCGTCGAGCTCGAGCTCGGCTTCGCCGCCGAGCTCGTCGCCGGCGCGATGCTCGCGCCGCTCGAGCCGCTCGGCGGCCTCGCCGCTCAGCCGGTCGTCGCTTCCTTCCTCTTGCGACCAGTCGACGGGTCCCTGCTCGCCGGCCTCGAGCTCGTCGCGGTCACTCGCCGGGGTATCGGATGAGCGCATAGCCGTCCACCTCCGAGGGATAGCGGGAACGGGCGTAGGCGCCGCCCCCGTTGGATTGCGAGCCGCTCGTGCCCGACGACGTGTTGCCGCCGTAGGTGAGCGTCGTCGAGCCGTCGAAGCCGCGGACCATCTCGACGTGAGCGGCGCCGCCCATCGTCACGAGGTCGCCCGGCTTGACCTTCGACCGGTCGGTCGTCCAGCCGCGATAGCACTTGCTCGCCGATCGGGCGTACTGCTGGATCTGCGAGACGCTCGCGAGCGACGAGTCGAGCTTCGCGACGCCGGCCGTCTCGAGCGCGTAGTAGCACCAGCAGCCGCACCACGGCTGGTAGCGCAGCCACGTGCCGCCGCCGGCGCAGTGGTCCTGCGACGTCCTGATGCCATCGCTCCGGTTGTCGCAGTTCGAGTTGGCGGGTTGCTCGGTGTAGCCGAGCCGGGCCTGCATGTGGTCGAGCGCGAGCTGGCGTGGGCTCTTGCTCGGCGTCGGCGGCGGCGGCGGTTCGACGTAGGGCGGCAGCTTCGCCGCCTTCTGCACGAGGTTGACGCTGTAGGCGTCGAAGGCGTGCTCGCCGGCGTGCGGCTTCCATGACTGGATCGTGACGCTGCGAAGGAAGTTCCAGGTCGAGGTGCCGATCCAGCCCGTCGGCTCGATCTTGGCCCACTTCTGCACGCCGGCGATGCCGGGCCCACGGCTCGACCCGTGCGCGAAGTCGTTCGAGAAGGTCCGGTCGTAGCCGTCGGGGTCCCACGGCCACGCGCCAAGGTGCCCCAACGTCCGCTTGAGCGCGACGAAGACGTCGCTCGCCGGCGACGGCGCCTTCCCGCTCGAGCTCGCGTCGGGCGGGTAGAACGGGCCGAGCCACGGCACGTCGACCATCGGCGCGCCGCGCGGCGTCTCGCTGTTCCAGTTCGGGCTCATGTGACCACCGCCGTCCACGCGATCTTCAGGTCGCGGTTGTGCAGCGGCGTGTTGTCGCTGTTCCAGCCGTAGACGTTGATCCCGTTGGCGTCCCAGCCGACCGCGCTGAACCAGGCGTTGGCTGTCGCCGGGTCGGCGTTGCAGACGGTCGCGCCGAGCGTCGCGGCGGCGTTGGTGCCGGCGGGGTAGGGGATCCGGGCGGCGCCGGTGTCGAAGTGAATGACGGTCGCGCCGCCGACCGCGCGGGCGCGCGCCTCGAGCGCGTTCAGCCGGTTGTCGTGCGCGTTGTCGGCGTTCTGACGTGCGGCCGTCTCGCCGTCGATTCGGCCGCCGAGCGCCGCGTCGGCCTGCTGCCGGGCGTTCGCCTCGCCGGCGACGGCGTTGCCGCGCGCATTCGCTTCGCCGGCGAGCGCGGCGTCGACCGCGTTCGCGAGCTCCTGCATATCGAGCGGCACGTTCGCCGGGTCGTCGAGCTCGGGATACGGGAAGCCGTAGGTCGGCGTCGCGCCGAGCGGCTCGACGGCGGCCATCACGCGCCGCCTCCGGTCGGCGCCGTGATCGGCGCGGCCGCGGCGACCGGCTCGGGCATGATCGCCTGCACCTCCGAGAGGATCATCGCGTCGGTAATCACGGCCTCGTCGGCGCCGGGGTCGTAGCTCGGGTTGTCCTCGTGCGACGCGAGCGCTGAGGCCCAGGCATCATCCCAGCCCGGAGAGGCCGCCCACGTCCGGCGGTTGACGCTCGTCCACTGGTCGGGGTTCGGGATTTCCTGTTGCGCGGCGCATTGCGCGACCCGCGCCGCCATCGACTGGTTTCCCGCGATGGCCGACTGGCCGAGGTACGTCATCGCTTGCTCCTTTCGTTAGGCGGTGTCAACGAGCGCGATCCACGCCACCTGCACCTGCCCGTTAGCGGAGGGCGTGTTGTTGAGCTCCCATCCGGCGATCGTGAAGCCGTTGACGTCGTAGCCGACCGCGGAGTAGATGCGGTTGAGCTGGCCGGTGCCTAAGTTTGTGACCGTGACGGCGGCGAGGTTCGCGACGGGCCGCGCGAAGTTGACGCGGATCGTGCCGGCGCCGTCGAGCGTTGAGTTGACGATGCCGCCGATCGCGCGGCGGTAGGTCTGGTCGACGGCGACGTCGGGCGAGAGCTGCACCCAGTTTTGCCAAGTGCCGTTCTGGCAGCGGCGGCGGAAGATCAGCTCGCCCCACAGCTCGGCGGCGTACTGGTGGATCTGCGCGCCGTCCCACGCCGCGACGCTGACGATCCAGTAGTCGTAGCCGCTGTTGCGGGGCGGGCGATTCGCGGCGCCTGGCAGGACGGTGTACCAGCCGTTGAGAGTCGCGGCGTTGAAGTCGCTGACCGTATTGAACTGCCCGCTCTGCCTTAGTCGCGCGGGCAGCACGCCGTCGACGATGAAGCCGTCCGAATCAGTGAGTTGGATCCACGCCGTCCACGTGCCGCCGGTGCCGCCGGCCCAGCGGCGCCGCCACGATCGCAGCCCGGTCACTTCGTAGACGATT